CCTGGGCCAACGCCTTTTCGAACGGCGCCAATCCGTCGATCGCCTTCATGGGGCCGGTGCAGAAGCAGCAGTTCTCGGCCTTCACCGGCATCGCCGATATCCGCGCCGAGGTGAAAGGCCGCGAACAGGCGACCATCATCGCCGGCGCCGAGGTCTATGTCGGCGACTTCGGCCAGCTGATGCTGGCGCCGCACCCCTATGGCCTGACGCGTGACCTGCTGGCGATCGATCCGGAATATGCGGCGGTCGCCACCCTCGACGGCTTCAAGACCGATGACCTGGCCAAGACCGGCGACAGCCAGAAGCAGATCATGACCCACGAAGCCGCCTTCGAATGCGCCAACGAAAAGGCGCACTTCGTGATCGCCGACCTGCAGTAGGCGCGAGCCCGCCCGCTCCGGCGTGAGCCGGGGCGGGCGGAGGCGCTCAGATCGTGAACGCGCTCCGCGCGATCCGTCCACCTACAATTCGGAGCTAACCAACCGGTGGGCTTCACCAGCTCAGGCGGCGGCGAAGCTATGTCGCCGTCGCGTCTGCTCGCGCTCCTGCAAGGCCTTCAGGGCGGTTCGCCGCAAGACCTTGGCGGCGACCCGCTGCGACCGTCCAATCGTCTCGGCCTGTTCGGCGGCGGATACCGCGCCCACATGGCGCGGCTCGGCGACCGTTCCGCGCCGTCCGCTGTCGATGCGTTCAGTGCGGCGGCGTCGCCTCGCCAGCAGAGCGTGCAACTTGCAAGCAACGGCTCCTGCACGTCTTGCCACGGCGGCGAGCCTCCGCCGCCTATGCCGCCCCTGCCGCGCATTTCGCTGCCGTCTTTGCCGCCGCTTTCGCCGCTACCACCGCTTCTGCCGCCAGGGGCTTGGGGAACGCTGCTGCCTCCGCCCCTTGGCGGCTTGGTGGCCGCGGGCCGACTGGCGGGCATTCTGTCGGGACCGCAGAAGTCAGAATATAGGCGGTCGGGAGGACGGCCGCCCCCACCTTCGGGGGCTAGCGGCGATCCGTATGAATGGAGCAGCAAGCCTGAATGTACTGAGCAGTACAACAGCGATCTCGCTGTTTGCCGGAGCGATCACGCGCCGCCTGGCTGCTTCAGCAGAACGAACGAGCGTCTTGCGAACTGCAATCAGGGCAAGATCGATTTTCCGCCACTTTGGGAGTGGCCGCCTCGTTCTTGATATGTTCTTGACTTTGAACCCCCGAAAGTGCTGCGTGGCGGTCTGTGGAATTTAGCGAGCGCCCATGCGTATCTTTGCTGAACAAGCCTTCGATCTCGTCGGCTCAGACCAAAAGGTCTGGGCGCGCATCTATGAGCCCCTGCTCGAACCGGATGGCAGGGCGTGGGCTTGTTTCGCGGAAATCGACGAGCCATTGTCATGGTATGCGCCGGCCTATGGCGCTTCCGGCCTTCAGGCGGTGACGCTGGGGCTCAAGCTGCTTTCGATGTGGCTCTACTCGTCGGAAGAGTACGCCCGAAAGGAAATCGGCTGGAAGCGCCAGTTCGGCGGGGATCTCGGCCTGCCGGCGATTCACCAGTACCTCGACGTTGCGCCCTATCCCTTTTGACGGAACAAGAAGATGGACGCTTCGCCGCCGATCGCCGAAGAGGCTATGGACCTCGCCGGAACCGACCAGAAGATGTGGGTGCGGATGCTTGCGCCTGCGCTCGAGCCGGACGGCCGAACTTGGGCCTGCGCCTACACCATCGACGCGCCGCTCTCCGCCGCCGGCCGCGGGGTGGGGGAGACCAGTCTTCTGGCGGTGGTTGAGGCCCTGCGCAGCTTATCGCGGACGCTTTATGGATCGGACGAATACCGGTCAAAGCAGATCGGGGTCGAAGGGGTGTTCGGGGAATGGCTGACGACCCCGGCGACATCCGATCTGCTCGACGTCGCGCCGTATCCATTCTGAGGGACTCAGATCATGCGCCGTGTTGCGGAGCTGGCCGTGACGCTCGGACCTGGAACTGACAGGTTCTGGCTACGCGTCCACCCGCCCCAGCGCGAACCGAGGTACCGATGCTGGCGTTGCCGGCTGGAAAACCCCGTCTGGTGGAATCTTGCAACGTACAATTCTGGAGAAACGCCCCTCCAGGCCCTCACGCTCAGCGTTGTGCGGCTTAGCATTGAGATTTACGCGACTTCGCAATACGGGATGGGCGAACCGAGGTTGAGCGAAGAGGCTGGCGACGACCTGGGGATTCCAGCGCAGCATTATTTCCTCGATCGTGCGCCCTTCCCATTCAGCCGGTCTCGCGTTCGCGGGAAGACCCGGTTCGCGGTCGTCAACGACAGGGGGTGGGACGCGCGCCTGCTCGCCGAGGAGACCTATGCGGTGGCGGGATCGCGACGCGCGCTGCGTGCGCGGATCTACGCGCCAAGGCTGGCGGCGGACGGTCGAAACTGGGCCTGCGACGTGAGCGTCACCGCCCCCCTGGGGATGAGGGGCCGGGGCTTGGGGCAGACCAGCCTGCAGGCGCTCGTGGCCGGTCTGGCGCTGCCGTCGCACCACCTCTGCGGCTCGGCTCATTACAGGACGGGACGGGTGGGGTGGCCGGCCGATTTTAGGGTTCGTCCGTTTAGATCCGGCGGCCCTCTGCTTCTCCCGGCAGTGACCGAAGTCCTCGACGAGGCGCCCCATCCGTTCTGAGGTCGGATGAGGCGAGATCGCGACCATCGGAACCCTGTTGGGACGACTGCCGCAGGGGTTTTACATCCCCTGAGCGCGGTCTGTTCGGCCTCATCAGCGGTGTCGACCGGCTTGTTGTGCAGAATTCTTGGCTCGGCGTGGCGTTCGGCGTCCTATGCCTGGCTTCGGCGCTGGTGCTGATCGCCGTCAGCGTGCTGATGCAGCGCCGCCTGAAGGGCCAGCCGGTCGAGCGGCCGACTTACGTTTGATCTTTCGCGGCCGCGGACCTTTCGCTCGCCTGTCGAACCTTTCCGCCATCGCCCGCCGCCGGCCCTCGCGCCGCGCCGGCGCGCGTCGGCTTGCCTGAAGGAGGCTCCTCTTGCCTGCAAAGACCCACACGGCCTCGGCGCCAGCCCAGGCTGCAATCATGGCTGACTCCACGCCGGCTACCGACGTGGCGGGCGCCCGCTACCGCGTCCTGCCGAAGGGCGCGGGGCTGATCTACACGGGCGAGTTCGACCCGGTGACGGGCGCCTCGTTGACCTTCGAGAAGGGGGCGGTGGTCGAGGGCGCGATCCCCGCTATCGCCGCCGAGCTGGAAGACCGCGGCCTGGTGGAAGTCCTTGGCCCGGCGTGAGCTGCTGGTCGGGCCGGACTTCGCCGGCGACGTCGCCCACTGGGCCGAGGACGGCGAGGCCGGCGGCCTGCTGATCCACTCGGTCCAGGACGTCGCGCCGGTGCTGGAGCGCAACAAGGCGCTGCAGACCCATAACGACGGCTACAGCGCCTCGCGCGAGCTGCGGCGGGTGGCCTTCATTCCCAACATCGTGCGGCTGAAGTGGCTGAACGAGGAGGGGTGGGACGCCTACCGGCCGGACCTCTACGGGGACCGGCTGATGGCCAAGCTGAACGATCCGGACTGGCGGTTCCTGCGCACCGCGCCGGGCCGCGTGGGCCTTTCCAACGGAGTGCTGCGATGAGCCTCTCGACCTTGGGCGAGTTGAAGGCGGCGCTGGCCGGCTGGGCGACGCGGTCGGACCTCGACGCGCGGATGGACGACTTCATCGGCTGGGCGCACCAGGAGATCTGCCGGCGGCTGCGCGCGCCGGTGCTGCAGGCGCGGGCCGACGTGGCGGTGGCGGCCGAGACGGCGCCGGCGCCGGCGGGCTTCCTGGCCGCACGGCGGTTCTACCTGGATATGACGCCCCGCCGGGTGCTGCGCCAGACCGATGCGGCGAGCCTGGCCGACCTGAACGCCAATCTCTGTCTTGGCGACTATCCCAGCCAGTTCGCGGTGGAGGGGGGCGACACCCTGGTGTTCGCCCCGCTGTTCGGCGGCCAGGCGACTGGCAAGCTGCTGTTCTACCAGGCGCCGGCGGCCCTGGCGGCGGACGACGACAGCAACGTCGTGCTGGCCAAATACCCGTTTCTCTACCTGTGGGGCGGGCTGGAGGCGCTCTACCGTTACCTGGAGGACGACGCGAACTGCGACCGCTACGGCGGCCTGTTCGGCGCCCTGATCGACAGCGTCAATGCCTGTGAGACCGCCGACGCCCTGCGCGGGCCACTGGTCGCGCCGGCGGCGAGCGGGGCGGTGGTCTGATGCCAGTTCCCGCAGGCCTGCCACCGTCACTCGAGACCTATCTGGAGGAGTTGGAAGGCCGGCTTTCCAGCCTTGAGACGCCGCAGGGCTTCACGCCGGCCTTCCTCACCCTTTCCACCCACCTGACGGCGGCCAACGCCGCCGCCCACGCCGCGCGCATCGGCCTCGCCACGGACCTGAAGACGATCGTCTGGTCCGACGGCGTGCGCTGGTGGCGGGCCGACACCGGAGCTCAGATCGTCTGATGCCGTCGAGCTACACATCCTCGCTGCGCTTCGAGCTGCAGTTCACCGGCGAGAACCTCAACCTGTGGGGCGACAAGCTGAATGCGGCGCTGTCGCGGGCCGACGCCTCGATCGCCGGCTGGCTGACCAAGGCGCTGACCGCCGACTACGCCCTGACGACGGCGAACGGCGCGGCCGACGAAGCCCGCAACGCCATGCTGAAATTCACCGGGACCGGAGCCTTCACAGTGACCATCCCGGCGGTCTCGAAGCGCTATGACGTGTGGAACGCCTGCACGGGCGTGCTGACGGTCACCAACGGCTCGGCGAGCGTCGCGTTTCAGCCGGGAGAGAAGGCGTCTGTCATCACCGACGGCGGCGCGAACATCAGCAAGACCCAGTCCACCGACTTCGGCGGCATAACCCTGACAAGCTTGGGTGCGCCGTCGGCTAACACCGACGCGGCCACGAAGAAGTACGTGGACGACAGTGTCTTCGGGATCGCCGCTGGGAGCTTGCCGGGCCAGGTGGGCAACGGCGGGAAGTTTCTGACGACCAACGGGACAACGGCGAGTTGGGGGGTTGTCGTTCCCACCACGCGGCTTGTGTCCGCGGGGGGACTGGTCACGGGCGGCGGGGATCTGTCGGTGGATCGCACCCTCACCGTGACGGCCGCCGTGATGGCCGACGTCCGCGGCGGCTCTGACACCTCCAAGGCGCTCACGGCGGGGGCGCTGATGTCCTCCAGCGCCTTCCAGAACCTGACCGACGCTTCGACGATCGCCTGGAGCTGCGCCAACGGCTACAACGCCCGCGTAACGCTGACTGCGAGCGGTCACACGATGGGAGCCCCGACAGGGCTCTACGATGGCCTCTGCGTCTCACTGGAGATCGTGCAGGACAGCACCGGATCGCGAACCTTGCTGTGGGACGCGGTGTGGGATTTTGGGCAGGCGGGCACGCCGGTTCTACAGACGACGGCCGCTAAGGCGGATCGGGTGTTTGGGCAGTTCAACGCGCGCACCGGCAAGATCGACGCCAGCTACCGGAAGGGGGCCTAATGTTTCCGTTTCCGAACCCGCTGACCGCATCGGCGCGCGCTAGCGTCTTTGTCTCCACCGCGACGACGTCAGTCCCTGGTGGCGGGTCTGCACCGGTACCAATCTCTACGCTAGGGGCCACCTCCGGAGATATACTTGTTTATTCAGCAGTTTCGGACAGTTCGTTTACGCTTACGACTCCGGGATTCTCCGCCACCTCGATCAACTTCAACAGCGGTGGCGTCACATTTTGGATTGGCTGCAAGGTGATTACCGCCGGGGACATTTCTTCGCCGCCTTCGCTCTCTGCGACTGTTGCGGCCATTTCGGTGGGCTTCGTGCTCTACCGCGGCGCCGGCGCGGCGACGCTCAAGGGGCCTGGAGGGCAGAGCGCTGGGTCAACAACTATCGCCACTTCGTTCACGCCGGCCGCCAACCACATGGGAGCTATCTTCCTGCTGGGGGGCCTGTCCGGGCCCATAACGGGACCCGGTAGCGTCACGCTCAGACTACAAACCGGGCAATTGTCTTCTTTCGACCAACTGACGGGCTACGCAGGAGCGTCAACGAGCTTCACTGATGGCGTGACAGCCGCAAAGGCAATCTATCCTATCGAACTAACCGGCTAATGCCGCTTTCACCCGCTCCACCACACCGCCCCAATCCCCTGGAGATGACTGCCGAAACAGGCGGGCGGACGGATACCAGGGATTGTCGTTCTCCCGGCTGACCCACCGCCAGTCCGAGAGGTGCGGAATCAGAACCCAGACCGGGCGTCCCATCGCGCCGGTCAGGTGGGCGACGGACGTATCCACGGAGATGACAAGATCCAAGCCCGCAATGATTGAGGCCGTGTCGTAGAAATCCCTGGCGCCCGTGCTCTCGGGTCTCAAGTCCACCGCGCCGGGCAAATCCAGAAGTTGGGCAGTGATCCCCGGTGGAAGGGACCGGACGGCATCCATGCGATGTCCTGGGTTCCCCGTTGGGGCTATTCCGATCGTGAGACCTGGGCTCGTTACGGCCGGCGGCGGGGTCAGATAAGGCTCGGACGGGGGCTCAGTCAGCGGCGGAAAGAACATCTGCGGAAGCTGCCCGGACGGGCAGAAGAACGACACATCGTCCAGATCTAGGTTGCCGCTCTCCAGGCTCTTAGCGGCAAAGCCAAGTCCCTGCGCCAACAGTCGAACGAGCGGCCGCCTCGTCAGCCACACGATGTCCGCGCCCTGATCCTTCAGTAGCTTGGCGAAGCGGGCGAGCATGATCTGATCGCCGAACCCTTGTTCACCGGAAATCAGAAACCGCCGCCCTTCAACCGGCTCACCGTTCCAGCGCGGTAGCGGCAGATCATGCTTCGGGAATGTCGTCCCGGTTCTCCATGCGTGATCGTAGACGCGGAAACCTTCCGCGTAGCGGCGCTGGGCAAGAAGTCCCTCGCCCCGGAACAGCTCGGCATCGTCTTCCGGCGTTTTGAACATTTTTGAGTCACTACCATGGGAGCTCGACCGAATGGATATCCCTATCGACATCCCGCCGGGTCTCAACAGCGACGACACGACCTATGCCTCGGCGCCGGCCTGGGCCGATGGCTCCCACGTCCGGTTTCGTCTCGGCCGCCCGCAGACCTGCGGCGGGTGGGAGAGCATCACGGCGGATTTGCTGACCGGCGTCTGTCGCGCCGTGTTGGCCTGGACCCAAAACGACGCCGCCTTGAACATCGCCGCGGGCACGCATTCCAACCTGCAACTCTGGCAAGGCGGAGCGATCTACGACCTGACGCCATATGGCCCAGTGACGCCGCTTGGCGCGAATCCGCTCAGCGTGACCAACGCCTCGGCTGTCGTCACCGTCGCTCATGCAGCCCACGGATATGCGACCGGCCAGTCGCTGGCGATCTCGGGCGCGGCGGCGATCGGCGGGATTACGCCCAACGGCGTCTTCACCATCACCGTGACGGGGGCGGACTCATACACCTACGCCTTCAGCAGTCCGGCAACGAGCACGGTGGCGAACGCCGGCGGTTCGACGGTCGTGGTCACCCCGCAATCGACGCTCCCGGCCGGCAACGTCGACGGCACCAGCTCCAACGGCTACGGCGTCGGCGGCTATGGCGTCGGCGGCTGGGGACAGCCGTCCACGGCGGACTATTTCCCGCGAACCTGGAGCCTGCAGGCCTGGGGCCAGAAGCTGCTGGCCTCGCCGCGCGGCGGCGGGCTTTACGAGTGGTCGAACGCCACCGCGACCCGGGCGCTGGCGATCACAACGGCTCCGGCGCGCATCACGCAAATGCTGGTCAGCCCGCAGCGGCAGGTGTTCGCGCTCGGCTGCACCCAGGAAAACGGGATCTGGAATCCGGCCTGCCTGCGGCACTCCAGCGTCGAGGACAACACCACCTGGCAGACGAATGTCACGTCTGCGTCCACCGCGCGCGAATACATCCTGCCGGGCGGCGGCCGGATCGTCGGCGGCAAGTTCCTGGGGCGGTATCTGCTGGTCTGGACGACCCAGAGCCTGTTCCTGGGAACCTATGTCGGCCAGGTCGGTCAGGTCTGGCGGTTCGACAAGGTCGGCGACAAGTGCGGCCTGATCGGGCCCAATGCGGCGGCGGCGCTGGGCTCGACGGTGTTCTGGATCAGCCCGGACCGGCAGTTCCACAGCTATTCGACCGGCGGGGCGGTGACGCCGGTGGCCTGTCCCATCCGGGCGGACTTCGCCCAGAACCTGGCCGCCAGCCAGGCCGACAAGATCATGGCCTCGACCATCGGCGAGTTCAGCGAGGTGCGCTGGGACTATCCCGACACCCGCGACGGCTATGAGGTGAGCCGGTACCTGGCGCTGGCCGCCGACGGGCCGGACGCCGGCGCCTGGTATCGCGGCAACCCGACCAACGGCGTCATCCCGGCGCGCACCGCCATGGTCGACGCCGGTCCGGCGCCGAACCCGATCGGGATCAGCGCGGACGGGCAAGCCCTGCCG